ATCCTTGAGCGGACCTTGAAGGTCATGAGCGCTGTTCAGGCTCGTGTCCACGCCGCAATGAAGTCGGAGTTTAAACTCATTGCCAGCATTGTTCGGGACTACACCCCGGAGTCGTATTCCTACGAGGTCGAAAACGCCACCAAGAAAGCCAAAAAAGCGGATTACGACACCGTGGACATCATCCCAGTGTCAGATCCCAATGCTTCGACGATGGCTCAACGGGTGGTCCAGTACCAAGCCGCCCTGCAACTGGCAACCACGGCACCCAATATCTATGACCTTCCTCAACTTCACCGGCAAATGCTGGAAGTCTTGGGTATCCGGAACGTCCAAAAGATTGTTCCGCTGGAAGAGGACCAAAAGCCAGAAGATCCGGTCAGCGAAAACATGGCAGTCCTCATGGGCAAACCGGTCAAAGCCTTCCTGTATCAGGATCACGACGCACATATTGCGGTGCACATGAACGCCGCAAGAGATCCGATCATGCAAAAACTCATTGGTCAGAATCCAAATGCCGCTGGTATGCAAGCCGCCCTACAGGCGCACATTGCCGAGCACGTGGCGTATCAGTACCGGGTTGAGATGGAGAAGATGCTGGGCGTTCCGCTTCCTCCGCCAGACGAGCAGTTGCCCGAAGAGGTCGAAGTCGAGTTGTCCCGTGCCGTTGCCGCCGCCAGCGAGAAATTGCTCCAGCGCAACGAAGCCGATGTTGCACAGCAACAGGCTCAACAGGCTCAACAAGACCCGGTCGTCCAGATGCAACAGAAAGAACTGGCAATCAAGGAAGGAAATCTCCAGCGTCAGTTGATGAAAGACCAGCGTGAAGCCCAACTCAAAGAGATGGACATCATGGCTCGGGATCGACGGGAGCGTGAGCGTATCGCCTCGCAAGAGAAGGTCGCTGGCGCACAGATTGGCGCTCAGATCGTAGAACAAGACAAAGACTTGGACGTACGACAGAGGATTGAAGGCGTAAAACTAGGAGTGGAACTTGGCACTAAGGGACTATCTACTAAACGAGATTGAAAAGGATCAAGAGGCGTTAAAGGAGGCTCTCGCCTTTAACCCTGTTGAGGACTACCCCGCTTATCGAGAGAGGGTGGGGGAGATTCGTGGTTTGCAGAGAGTAATAAGACTAATAAAGGATTTGCCAGATGAATGATGACGTTATGCATATGCTTCCCGAACCAAAGGGCTACCGCCTTTTGATCGCTATCCCAAAAAAGGAGGAAACGTTCAAGGACACAATGATTGTTATTGCTGAATCTGAGCGCAAAAAAGAAGAAATTGCGTCCATCGTTGGCTTGGTTGTCAAAGTTGGACCAGAGGCGTACCAAGATCCTGACAAGTTTCCGGATGGACCTTGGTGCAAAGAGGGCGACTTCATCATCATGAGGTCGTACTCAGGAACGAGATTCAAGGTCACAACCCCCGAGGGTGACCAAGAGTTTCGCATTATCAACGACGATACCGTTGAGGCTGTCGTTGCCGACCCACGGGTAGTTACCCGCATCTAAGGAGCAAATATGTCTGAGCAAGAAAACAAACTGGAGATCGAAGTCGAAGGTCCGGAAATCGAGATCGTAGACGACACTCCCGAACCAGACCGGGGCAAAACCCCGAAGGGAGAGGTAGAGGTCACCGATGATGAAATTTCTCAGTATTCCGAGAACGTTCAAAAGCGGATCAAGGATTTGCGCCGTGCTTATCATGACGAGCGCAGGGAAAAAGAGCGGTTTCTAAGAGAACAGCAGGAGGCTCTGAATTACGCCAAAAGTATTTATGAGCAAAACCGCCAACTCCAAGAACGCCTAGCCCACGGGGAAAAGGCTCTGGTAGAAACCACCAAGCAGAGAGCCGAAGCCCAGTTAAGTCAGGCTGAACGGGAATACAAAGAGGCTTATGAGGCTGGTGATTCAGACAAAATGATCGCCGCCCAAAAGAAACTCTCCGAGATTGTTGTTGCAAAGAGGGAGGTTGAGAATTACCAACCTAGGTATCAAGCCCCTTTACAAGAACAAAAATTTGCAGTAGAACAGCCAGTACCGGCTGTTGTTCCTGACGAACGCACCCGTCAATGGGTATCGGAAAACCAGTGGTTCGATACCGATCCGGTAATGAGAGGTGCCGCTTTTGGTATTCACGATGAACTCGTCCGTGGTGGATACGTCGCTGGGTCGGACGCTTACTTCGAGCAAATCGATGCTCGCATACGGGATGCTTTCCCTCAAAAGTTTCGGGCTAATAGACCCGCCGCAAACGTTGTCGCTCCTGCTTCTAGAGCCGCCAATGGATCAAAAAAGATCGTATTGACGAAAACTCAGGTCGCTATTGCAAAGCGGTTGGGAGTACCTCTGGAAAAGTACGCTGAACAAGTCGCAAAGGAGATGAACAATGTCTGATCGCACACCCCGTGAAGTACAGTCACGTGAAAATAACGTACGCAAGAAGGCGTGGACCCCGCCCTCATTGCTCCCCAGTCCCGTTAAAAAGGACGGAATGTCGTACCGCTGGATTCGCAAAACGCTTCTAGGTCAGGACGACGACAGAAACATGGTGTCCAAGCAAGACGAAGGCTGGGTACCTATTCGGCGTGAAGAGCATCCTGAACTTCAATACGCTGGCAAGGGAACCGGGTTAGTCGAAATTGGTGGATTGGTGCTTTGCAGTACACCGACTGAATTTGTGGAACAGCGGAATGCTTATTTCCGCAAACACACGGATGACCAGACGGCGGCTGTAGATGCCAATCTGATGAAAGAAAACGATCCTCGTATGCCTCTGTTTAGTGAACGTAAATCGACCACAAGCGGAAGCAGTAGGGGATAAATAAGGAGTTACGAAATGGCATACCCTACCGTTTCAGCCCCCTATGGGCTAGCCCCGATCAATTTGATCGGTGGTCAGGTATATGCCGGTCAAACTCGTCAGTTTCCCGTTGGTCAGAATGAAACGACCGCCATTTTCTATGGCGATCTGGTCACTCTGAACTCTTCGGGTAACGTGACGAAAGAGACTGGTACCGCTACGGCTACCACCGTTGGCGTTTTCCTCGGATGTACTTACATCGATCCCAACACCCAACAGCCCGTGTACAAGCAGTACTATCCCGGCGCTGTGAATGTGGCTGGTATTGAGGCTTACATTCAGGACGATCCTGACCAGTTGTACAAAGTTGCAGTGGTTTCGTCTGGCACCACCATTGGTAACCTGACTCAAGCCGCTGTTGGTAAAAACGTGTCTCTGGTTCAGAACTCCGGCAACACCACCACTGGTAACTCAGGCGTGGCTGTTCTGAATACGACCGATACGGAGACCACTCTCCCAATTCGTGTTGTTGACGTGGTTCCTGAGACTGCTGTCGCCGGTTTCCCCGGCTCTTATACTGAAGTGATCGTCAAATTCAACTTTGGCATCCATCTGTATGAGAACGCTACTGGAAGGAGCGCATAATGGCTATCTCTCGTGCCCAACTACTAAAAGAACTTCTCCCGGGACTGAACGCACTGTTTGGTCTTGAATATGCTCAGTACGGTGAAGAGCATAAAGAGATTTTCGAGACCGAGACCTCTGAGCGTTCGTTTGAAGAGGAAACCAAACTGTCTGGATTCTCCGCCGCTCCGGTGAAGAACGAGGGCAGTGCGATTGCCTACGATAACGCACAGGAAGCATGGTCTTCCCGTTATAACCACGAAACCATTGCTTTGGGTTTCTCGCTGACCGAAGAAGCCATTGAGGACAACCTCTATGACTCCCTGTCGGCTCGCTATACCAAGGCTCTGGCTCGTGCTATGGCTTACACCAAGCAGGTTAAAGCGGCGAACGTTCTCAACAATGGCTTCTCGTCAACCTACAAGGGTGGCGACGGCGTTGAGTTGTTCTCTACTTCCCACCCACTGGTGTCTGGTGGTGTCAACTCCAACGAGCCTTCAACCCCTGCCGACCTGAACGAGACTTCTCTTGAAGCCGCCGTTATTCAGATCGCCCAGTGGACGGACGAGCGTGGTCTGTTGATCGCCGCCAAGCCCCGCAAACTGATCGTTCCCACGGCTCTGATGTTCGTGGCAACCCGCCTCTTGGAGACCAATCTCCGTGTTGCGACTGCCGACAACGACATCAACGCCCTGAAGAACAATGGTTCGATTCCCGAAGGCTATGCAGTTAACCACTGGCTGACGGACACGAACGCATGGTTCATCAAGACGGACGTTCCTAACGGTCTGAAGCACTTTGTGCGTATGCCCATGCAGAACAGCATGGACGGTGACTTTGACACCGGCAACGTACGTTATAAGGCTCGTGAGCGTTATTCGTTCGGTTGGTCTGATCCATTGGGTATGTTCGGTTCGCCCGGAGCCGCTTAATGGTGAGAAAAGGGGGAAGAAAAAACTTCCCCCTTTTTGTTTAAACGCTTACAATTGAAACGGTCCAAGATTTTTACCTGTACCGACTGGCTTGGCAGACTTAGTAGAGACGGTATAGGGATGTGCTACTACACAAGGAGTGACAAATGGCACGTACCACCTTTTCTGGTCCCCTCCGGGCTGGCAATATCCCCAACACCACTGGCACGACTGTAGGCACCAATGTTTCCAACGTTGGCTACGTTGTTATGGCTCAGTCAGCCGTGATTGACATCATAGGCGCAACAAGCAACAACCAAGTTGTTGCAACCATTCCTGCAAATTCGCAAATCGTTGACGTGATTCTGAACGTCACGACCGCAAACAATGACGGCACTGCCGCAACGGTTGATGTTGGAACTTCGGCTGATGCAAACGCTTTTATCTCTGCGGCGGACGTTAAGTCTGTTGGAACAACCCGTGGAACCTTGGATACCGAGGCTACCGACGTTGGCACCACTGACATTCAAGTCTTGGCAGACTTTACTGCCACCGACGGGGACGGCACCACTGGTGCGGCGACGGTTACTGTCCTTTATATTCAGGACAACAATCTGTCGTAATGGGAGGTTTTTATGGCAATGCAAACTGATGTTAAATCCAAGTATGCGACGGCATCGGGATTGCTCATTCCGTTTCGGACACGCATAAAAGCCTTCTTCTTTGGAGCCGCCACAACCAATGCCGGTACAGTCGGTATGTACGACACATTCTCCATTTCGGGGACTTATGCCCGTTCTACAACGACCGCTACCGTAACCGCTGTCAATCACCAACTAGAGGTTGGAGATTCGGTATTTCTTGATTGGGATCTGACCGACGACTTCTATCAGGTGGTGACTGTTGCTGATGCAAACACGTTTACAGTGACTGTTGCCAACACTGGTGCGGCTTCTGGAGATGTGACGGTGTACAACGATGTATTGGTTATATCCACGGTGTCTACCGGTAACGATGTGTTCAACATCATTCCGGGAGAAGGAATACTGGCTAGGAATGGTGTACGCATCTACCTAGAGAGCAGTGTCCCAGCCACCGTTTACTATGGATAAGCCATGCAAAACGAAGCCGCATACGATCTAGCCGGGAAGAAACTCTTCATCGGGCTTCCCGCTTACGACTTCAAAGTAAGCGTAAAACTGGCAATCGCACTGGCTGAGTTTTGTGTGATAGCGCAGAAACACGGCATCCAGATACAGATTCAAAACGTATCTGGGTGCTCCGTTGTTTCTCGTGTTCGCAACATCATTGCAGAAGAGTTCCTTGAGTCCGACGCACAGCATCTGATGATGATCGATTCGGACATGACGTTTGATGCGAACGACATCCTTCGTTTGTTGGCTTGGAGCCAAACAAAACCCATCGTTGCCGGTATTGGTGCGGCACGGAAAAAAGACAAGGTCTTCTTTTCGATGCTTGACCAAGATGAAAGCGGCAATATCACAATGGACAAGATGGGTCTTGTCCGAGCAAAGCGTGTCGGCACCGGATTTATGATGATCCGCCGGGACGTATTTGAGTGTCTGCGTCAAGAGCATCCAGAGTGG